CTTCGGATGGAATTGAGAAAAAAGCAGGTTCTCCATGTGGAATTGTGCCCGTTCTTAATATTACATTCGGCGTAGTGGTGGCTTTAATTTGGATGGGAGTTCCCGCCGTTCCCGCAACTATGGGTTTCTGCGTTTCCGCTTCTCCCGTCGGCTCAACGCTTGCTGTTTCTTCGCCAACCGTAGGTAGCACATCTGTTCCAACCTCAACTGGTGCTGGTTCCAATACTGGCCCTCGATCAACTGCCAATGAAGGTGGGGCTGGTTGATTAGGAAGAGGAGGTGAGGTGGGTGGGGTTTCATTGGAGGGGGCTGGTAAGGTAGGGGATTGTTGATCGAAAACCGCATAAACCGGATGTCCTTTTTCTGTGGCAACAAAACCATCATGTCCCAACTCCTTTAGCTTCCCAAAAACAGACGGTTCTTCGGTGTACCACTTCCAAACCGGGTACGACTCATTGCCCTGTTCTTCCTGTAATTCAACAGGAATTTCCGTTAACGGAAGCCCTAGGTTTTCAAATAATTCATCAATTGTAACCTCGTCTTCAATGTTGCCAGGATAAACAATTGGGTTTTCAAGTGTTATGCTTTCTTCTCTGACAAATGGGGCTGGGCTTTCTTCTCCTTGTTGTTGGTTAGCAAAGAAGTCTGCCACCGATTTATCCCCCGTAAAAAAGACGGCTCCAGATTGGTTTTCCCGATAAAATGGGTCGTAGGATTCATACTCTCCATTTGGACTTCCATGAAATGCCTGAACAGTGATGGGTTGGCCTGTTTTGGCCACAACCTCTGCTTGTACCTCAGTTTCTCCGGTATTACCATTCCCTTCTGTTGCGGCAACGGCGGGTGTATCGTTTGTCTCATTTTGTGTTATTGATTGGTTTTCGATAGGACTTTCGGCAACAACTCCATCTCCCGTAGGGTCCACGACCTCCGGCTCAAAATCCGGGTTCGGTCCCTCTGGTGCCGGAATAGTGGGTTGACCGCCTAGTTGGGTGGGTGGCTTCTGACCAACATTCATTCCCGCACGAACAACGCCCGCCACAGGGGCTTCACCTAGCCCTTCCAGTGCTACGTCCTGCCAATTAACTTTCCCGTCCGTAGCCACCTGAGCCAATGCTTCTCCGCCCGATCCCGTAGCCACATCGTCCAATTTGCTGGTAACGGTGCCAGCCTTGGATAATATGCGGCCTAGTTTGGTGGTTGGCTTTATTCCACGTAAAGCGGCCAATGCTGCTGGTCCGGCTTCGGCTCCAAGTAAATCCGCACCCATAATGATTTCAGCCCGTGTGTTGGCCTTGTCTAATATCGGCGCCATCAAGTTCTTATCCTCAAATGCGGCTTTCAGCGATGCGGGGTCGCCTACGTTCACACCTTTTTCTTTCAAGCCTTCCATAATTGAAGCGTATAGCTCCATCTTATATCCAGCTATTGCGGTTCCAGACGCAAGACCAATTCCAGCTCCGGCCACAGCACCCGCAGGTCCGCCAATAGCTCCGCCAGCAGCTCCGGTTGCGATTCCACCGATTGCATTCTTATACCCAGACCGTACCAACGTAGCAATGGATTCGGCAACTACCGGAATGGTCATTTTCGCATAGTCAGTAACATCGTCCCATGTGCCGTCAGATTGGGCAAAGTCGGCTTCAATTCCGGTTCCTCCCACATCTTCCACTTCTTTATTGGCCTTAGCCATTGCCCCAAAGTCAAGACCCTTAGCGTCTCCGTAGGCCAATGGTGTTACATCAGTGGTTTCAATGGCGTCTCCTTGCTTCCATCCCCGGAATATGGATTTGCCTACGTCTTTGAGATATTGGGCTTGTGGTTCGGCGAAATTCATTATTGCAGATTTCGCTTTCTCCAGCATAGTAGGCTTATACGGATTCACATCGGCCCCTTTCTGCAATAGGTCTTGCGTGTCTCCCGTAACCGTTGGTTGCTCCGGTTGCTCCCGTGGTGTAGGCAGGAATACTTTAGTTGGTGGTGGCTCCGGCTTTGGGTCAGGAACTACCAAATACTTATCGTGGAAGTCGTATAGGTCTTTTACGGTCCCTTGCTCCCGCATGAAGCCCGCTATCTCACTCTGTAATTCCTTATCTGAAAGCAATCGCTTCTCAAACTCTGGAAATGAAAGTTTATTGAACGTCTCCCGTGCATCCCTATCTTTTGAGGTCACAAGGCTGCGATACAAGTCTTTCCTGCTGTTGCCGTCGTGCGCCATTATTTGCTCAAGGATTTAAACCTGGTTGTTCTTGTCGGCACTCCTTTGTCCTTTGAAAATACGTCCGCTACCGGAATGTCCTCCATGGGAATAAGTATGTCAATGTTTTGAAGCGATGGATTTACCAATTTTCCATCCATTTCGTCTATCTGCATGGTGGTAGGACTGAACCGTCCTACCCGTCCGGTTTTAATCAGGTCGCCCTTACCCGCCTTCATAATATCCTGAACTTCGTCAGGGTCAAGAACTTCTCCCGCTTCATACACTTTTTTGGTTGTGGATATAGGACCAACTGTGTATTTGGCATTTGGAATTTCGGTCATATTGGGGGCCTTGAATCCAAATTTGGTCCGGTAGGTGCCATCATCCTGTTTGGTTAGGTAGTCCGGGGTTTTGGCGTCCTCTCCCGAAAGTAAGATAGCATTCACACCGGGGCCAATGGTTATTGGTTTTTCAAACTGACGACCAATCGCATCTATAAAACGAACCCGTTTCGGTCCCAATGGTGGTGGTGTGGCTCCGGTTGGCAATCCCTGATTCCATGAAGGCTGAACTGCCGGTGGTGTTTTTGGAACATAGTTTAGGTCAAGCGTCCTAACCACTTCTTTTGTTTTCGATTCGTCGGTTCCCTGTGCAGATTGCCTTGCCTTCCCTTTAATTGTGGTTTTGTCTGCGTCGTAATTGATTGTTGCCAGTCCACTGAACAACATATCAGTTCCCATTTTCAGGGCTTCTTCTGTTGCTTTTGCGGGTGGCATTGTTGGGTCGTCCTTCAATATGTCCTTTTGCTTCCGTTCCACAAATCGGTTATACCAATCTGTTACCTGTGGATTTGAGCCAATCAACCTTGCCGCCTCTTTCTGGTTTATCTCAGCCACGACCCTTTTCTGACCAACTAGTTTAGGTTGATTCAGAATGTTATCCCATGTGGTTGAACTTTCGCTTCCGTCGGGGTTTGTTACCTTAACGGTGGTCTTACCTTCGCCCTTCAGCAAATCAACCCCGGCTTCCTTTGCATTAAAGTTATAGGGGTCTTTCACTATGGATTCATATCCAATAGCATGGTCGCCTCTTTTATAGAAGTCGGGGCTGCTGGTCATGGCTCCTTTCACATACTCAATCCGCTTAACGGGGTCAATGTTGTAGTATTTGGCGTTCTTTTCCACCGCATCAAATGCCTCTTTCTGGGTCTTTGCCCAGTTGTTTCGTGAGGAAATCCGGAATGTGGAATCGTTTACCGCCTGATCTTTTATGTGTTTCGGGGTGTTTGGATTGGCAAGGATTTTCTTTGTAGCCTGAATATCCGCATCGGCCAATTCTTTCACACCCGTCGCAAAATCCAACCCATTATCTGTTTCCCACTTAGCAGACACCATATTGTCGGCCTCGGCCTTTTTACGGGCCGCTTCCATTTCATCCCTTTTCAGTTTTTCAAGGGCTGCATAGTGGTTGATCTGGTCCTGCCGTTGACGGGCCTGTTGCAGATAATGGATGGACTTGTCGTTATCCAATACCTGTGCCAGTCCGCTACCTTGGCGACCCAATGGGACTTCAATATTTCCGGATAAACTAGTGTCCAACATACCCCCAGATTCGTTCCAATGTTTTAAATACTTTTTGGTGTTTCACCCGGTTTCTTCGATAAACCATTTCGCCATATTCCGTATCGAACCGGTTTTTGGATACGGGCTCACTCCCTGATCGTAATGCTTTGTCATACCGCCAATCAAGGTAAAATTCGGCCGAAGTAACAAAATCCCATTCAATACAGGTTTCTACACTGTCTCCAATGCAGTTTGTTAGCCCCTTCAAAACAATATTATCATACCGGAATGAAGGTGATGTGTATAGGATGCCTTCTTCCCAATCAATAGCAAAGTCTCCGTAGTCCTGCCCGTTACCCCATGCAGCCATCCCCATCTGACCGGTGAAGCTCCATCCAAAACCAAGCCCGTTTACATTGTTGTTAAGCGACCCTAAATACCATGTATCATTATTGAGTTCAGTTGAAACCATGCCGAACGTGTTGGTGTTTTTAGCATTGGTGGCAAGGTGTGGATTTACGGCAAGTGCTTTTATGTAGCGCCCTAATTGGGTGCCGACAAGTCCAATGTTGCTTAATCCTGGTGGCAGGAATACGGATTGGTTGGCTACAATCGGGATAAATTCATTCACCTCCCTTTTCGGGAAGCTATTCTTTACATCCTTCCGGAATTGACGAACAAAGCCCAACATCCATTTCTGAACGGTGAGCATTTCCGTATTTGGTCTGGATTGTTCCGTCATCCAGTTTTGGGCAATTTCCCGACAGTTTTGATTAAGGCTGCCCATTGATTACAGTTGGTTTAGGGAAGTCATCGGTCTTAGTATCAGGCGGTATGCCATATCGGGCTTGCATCTTTGGGAATACGTGCTGGTAAACAAGCATGGTTTGGCTTTCGGTCATGGTAGCGTTGTTTGAAACGGCTTGGGTGACAATAACGGAAGGGAACGGAACTCTCACTATATCCTTACAGTTGGGCAGAACCATAACCTTACCTGCCACCAGAGCGTAAAACCAATTGTTGGTAAACGTCATTACAGATCCGCCCTGTGCGTCGTCCCACGCATCGAAGTCAACTTTGGTTAAAGTGAGACCCGTATTAGACTTCACCTTCACCACGCCCCTGTTTTTTGGAAGGGCCAAATGCGATTCAGTCAGGATGGCCACCTTCCGGCCGTACGTCGCATCGTCGGTGAGTGTGATTTGAAAAGGGACCAACCAGTATCCTTCGACAATGGCTTGGTTCATTTCCTTGTAGTTCTTCCAGTAGTCGCCTACACCGACGAAGCTCAATGATTCCTTTACCCATGCTTCAACCTCCCGCTCGTCTATCCCTTCAATTGTCGGCCTCCCAGCTTGGAAGAGCATTATCATTTGATTCGCAAAATAATTAATTGACTCAGTCACCATCAGGGCGTCAGGGTTAATTGTGAGACGGCAAATTTATACAATTCCATATTGTTCACACTGAGGGCTAAGTTCATCATTGTCAACCATGTGAGCTTGACATCTTTGTCGGATGACCAATTTAATTCTTGGGAAACCACAACAATCGGTGTCGGGTCAGGTCCATCCTCAAAGGAAAACACAGCAACCGTTGGTAATGCCAATGCCCTCACTCTCACACCGATATACCCAACCGGGAGAATATCGTAGGTCCAGTTGGTTATGAGCTGGGAATAAACGCCTTGTCGTCCGATTCGGGGCGGAGTGACAGGGTTTGTGATTGCCAGATCCCACTCATTTGGTGAGAATACTTTCACCGCATACCACGCTCCATCTGCAACATATTGAACTTCAATTACTTTAACTACATCCAGAACCACCGACCCAACGGTAGGGTCCACAACCAGCGGATTTGCCACCGATTGAACGTATAGGCCATAAAACTCTTGCAGGTAGTCTGTAGCCGCTTGATCTATACCGAAATTTTCTCTATGCTGGAGGTAGAGTTGGGTGGATGCAGTGTTGACAGCTTCCTGTACTGCGGTATCATTGAAAAAATCGTTGATTTCCGCAAAGGAAAAAAGATTGGAAACAATTGTCTGTACCCCCATGGTTTTGCAATATTAATTCAAAAATAAAGAATTTCATAACATCAAAAGATTGCCGTATATTTGCCCTGTTCGCTAAAAGCAGTCTCAGTGCTCCAACAACAACTTTTAAGAAATGGCCCCGACGGGACGCAATCTCCTTCATTGAGACTGCGGGTGAACCTGTGTTTCGGAGGGGCCTACTTTTATATATGAACCACTGGATAGACAACCTCGAACAAGTTGACCATGGAGGCATCAAATACTGGATGCGAAAGGACAACTTTATTGACAAACAGTGCTTTCGGGAGTCGGTTGAGCAAGACGACTACCGACTTTCTTCCCTTATCGGAAAAATTGATTGCGTTATTGATATTGGCGCCTGTCAGGGAGTATTTGCAGTGAGGGCAAACAGTTTGCTTGCCTGTCCGGTCTATTCCTTTGAGCCACATCCGGATAACTTCAAAATCCTGACTCTGAACGCCCAAAATAAATATCCACGCATTTACCCATTTGAGGGAGCGTTTGTCCCACGTGGAACCAGTAAGCGAGGGTTTCTGACCAGTGACGGGCACGAAGCTGCAAACCATTTGACAGATGAAGGCATTCCGGTATTGGGATGGGGCTACAACGACATTCTGGCTTTGATTCCGGGGAACGAAAGATGCTTGCTTAAACTTGACTTTGAAGGTGGTGAGGATGTGGCTATCCGTGACATGATTGGCTCTAACTACAAATCGCTTCACATCGCAGGTGAATGGCACCACGACCCTGAGCCGGTGCGACGGGCACTCCTTGAAACGGGGTGTCAGAATATTGAGGTGCAGGGCAAGGTTGGAGATATTACAGGAATGTTTTTTGCAACAAAGGGGGTATGATACAAATCAACGGAGTCTATTGCCTTGAAGGCGACACCCACATAACAAACGACATTCGTAGGACTGGCACCCTGAAATGGGACAGCACATTTGAGAAAGTCCTGCAATTGATTGGTTCCGGAAACGGGCGAACCATGGTGGACATTGGGGCCTATATTGGTGACAGTACCAAATGGTTTGAGGACGCAGGGTTTAAATGCCATGCTTTCGAGCCAATGCCAGATGCGTTTGAGTGTTTGAAATTAAATGTATCCGAAGGAACGGAGTGCTATCATATCGCCGTGGGTAATGGTCAGAAATACTCTACCACCACGGAATCAGACGGGAATCTTGGGGGCAGAAGTTTGATATTGGATGGACGTTCTAAATCCATGACCCTCGATTCTCAATTCCCAAACGGCATCGACGTCCTAAAAATTGACGCAGAAGGTTTTGAGCCGTTTATTCTGGAAGGGGCGGTCAATATCCTTAAATCCAAACCCATCATTATCATTGAGGTAAATGAAGAGGCTTTGGCGAGGTTCGGGTTCACGTCAAACGACATCCTGAAACACTTGGACGGATACGAATTTGAAGAGGTGTATCGCTACGGTAACGGGCAGTTTGATGTTGTATGCTTTCCAAAAATGACTTTTGCGATTGCAATGCCTGTTTGCAACAGGCCGGAGTACACACGGAAGGCATTGGAGGCGATTCATGCTATGGATGGATGGGAAGGGTTAATTTATGCACACATAGACCCACAATCCGACGGCGCTATAAATCAGGATGTTCTGTCTGTTTTGAAGGAGTATGAGATTGGGGTTCGTGGTTCTGAAACCAAACTCGGCTGTAACCGCAACGTAAAAGCCGCTCTTGACCTTGCATGGGAATCCAATCCCGATGTAGTTATCTGTATCGAAGATGATGTGGTGGTAACACCCGATGCTTTCCGTTACATCAAATGGGCCGCACGACGCTATAAGCACGACCCATCCTATCGAACCATTGGACTATGGTCGCATAAAAACGGGTGGGCACCGGACAAACCATGGAGCCCGTCAGAACCAACCCGTGTCATGGAGCAATCCTTATTCTCTGTTTGGGGTTGGGCTACATGGAAGGACCGTTGGCAGGAAATGTCCGACAATTGGACCACCGGACCGGACGTGCATGATTCTAGCTGGGACGTAGTTGTGTTGGCTGGATTGAATGAAAGGAAAGAAGTAGTACCGTCCATATCGAGAGCAAACAATATTGGTGAAATTGGCGGAACTCACCAGGGGGCTGTTCATCCGGTAGTGATAGCCTCTGGTTTTGATACGTCAGGTCCATATTGGACACCGCTGCCACAGCCGGAGAAAAAGAAGGTATTTGTAATACTAGGGGCTTTCGGAGATATATTTATGGTGTGCAAGGCCGTCCCTCCCGGTTCTATCATTGCCACCGACATTAACTATGCCTCAATTGTTTATGAAATGTTTCCCGAATTAGAGGTGTTTGAAATGGAGAATCTAGGCCGAAATGACCTCGATACTGCTATGGCTATGTGTGCTTACAAATACCCCACCAAAACAATAGTCCTTTGCCAGCAGGACGGTCAGGGGCAAGATGTAGCCAAACCTTTTCGGAACTATCAACATTTTCAAATAGCGATGGCCAATGTTTAAAAAAGCGATAATCAATCTGGATGGTACGTCCTCTAAGATCATTCACAAAAACGAAACGGAACAGAATATTGCAGAGGCATTATTAGCAATAGGCATTCCGTATGAGTTCTACAAGTCAAGGAAGTCTGGTTTCCGCAAACTGGAAGCGGATATGAACCAAGAGGATACGCTGTATATCCTGAACGATTCCCTCCAATTCCATTTCTGCGAAAAGCCGCACATCCTTATTTCCCGTGCGTATCCTTGGGTTCAATCCAGCCCGAAACCAACCACGCTAGGCAGGTTGACTCAGGAGATGATAGCCCTGAACCCTACTGAACTGATTGCCACAATTGCCCGGAATACTCCAATGCGGCAAGAGTATGACCACAGGGCCGCACACAACTACCTACTTTTCAATGACTATGCCGAATCCACTTCCGATGCTTTTGGACGAAACGGGTTGGCTGCCTTTTCATGGATGATGGTGGGGGTACAAGACATTCACCTCAAATTCCTTCCCTATGAAGAAAATGGGTTTGCCTTTGTGAACCAGATGCTAAAACTTGGAATTGAGGCGTGTTCCCACCCCGACGACATTGTTATTCTGCTTAACAGGGACATTTCACTGATTCCAGAGGCTACCGGAATTATCCGGACCTTTATGGATAACCGAAACGTAGATGCTTGTTTTACCCAAAGGGTTGATGGGGAATACCTTTCTCCGCCGTCATTCTTTGATCTTGCCGATAAGCCTTACTATTCCGGAATTGATGTGTTCGCCTTCCGTCCGTCGTATGAGAAACTTCCTGAGCTTATTGGATTGGATTTGATGATTGGTAGGGAACTTTGGGATGCAAGGTGGGCCAGCGTTATCAAAAACAGATTGCCCTACAACATTGCCTACCATTGGCCTCACGTTGGAGATTGGCAAAAAGGTCATGAGGGGAATATGTTCAACCGGATTCAGGTTGCCTCAGTTGACCCCGATGTAATAGTAGATGCGTATAAGGGGATGGCGTGGTATCGAAGAAAATATTGAGGCCCGAAGGCCTCATTATTTCTTACGTTGCAATCACCCCGTAAGCAGAACGAATACTTGCAACAGACAACTTCACATGAGCATTTGGGGCTGCCAAATTTTGCGCTCCGTAAAGGAATGTTGAAGAAGCCGTAGTGCCTACTTTAGAAGCAAGCGTTGGCCAATTGATGAAATCGCTGTCATACGAAATGAGCTGCGACCCCGGTGATGCTAACGAAGCACCCGAATTAACTGCGGTCGTAGACCACATTGTCCTGATTTCTCCCACTGAAGTAAGCCGGATTGTTTTTGCCCGACGGAACAAATATAATGGAAATTTATCAAGCAAACTTTTTCACCATTCGATAGTACGTCGCCAGTTTGCCCGTTTTTATTTTGGTCTTCTCCCCATGACTTATTCCAGTGTACTCATCGTATTTATTCACATTCCACTCCGTATAACTACCCACATTCAGCGCCATTGAGTAGTCACTTTTCTCCCGGTCTGACAAATCAAAGTCAAGGTTGTCCTGGATTCCTTGTGGAAATGGGTATCGAATCGGCTCGTCTAAAATGCTGTAATTGAAGTCTCCAAGGTGAGCGGCGTTGCCCTTTAAAAACTCATTGTGATACTGGGCACCCATGGAAATATGGCCATCCTGCATTGTCTCACCCCCTGAAAAGATACCAACCCTATCCAGATTGCCTGAGTTTGAGTTCTGGCCCATTGTTGGTCTTTCGCCTTTGATCTCCCACTCTTTCAACATAAAGCCTCTCATGCCATACCCGTTCATGTAGATTTCAAAGGCGGTAGATCGGTTGTTCTCCAATGCTACGGGCATAGAGAAGTATAAACAGGCTGCATGAACTTGTTCGTGGTCCCACCCTGAAACATGATTCCTGTGGGCAAAGTACATGAATATTGATGGCGTTGGGTGGTAGCCGGCCATATTCTGCCCGGTTCTCTGCAATTCCCTTCGATTCTCTTCCTCATACGCCTTGTTGAAAAACAGCTTACCCCCAAAACCTTGGTTTGACCCTTTTTCTTTGGTGTCGGTGCGGGAATAGGTATCAAGAAACAATACGCCAATCTTGTCATTTACAGGCACTTTTACGCCTCCCACTTTTTTCACCTGTCCAATGGTAGATGGATTCGGGTGCCAGCTTAAATAAACAGGGCCGGTGTCAGATGGATTCCATCTTGGTTGGGTTTTGGTCTTTTTGTCGAAGAAGTCAAAGTATCCACGCTGAACCTTTTTCTCCATGAGCCAGCCGGGCATATTGGCTTCGGTGATGGTTTTCAGTGGTTGCAGAATGGTGGTTTCGTAGGGGCAATTGGCATTTAGGCCGGTCCATGCGTCGCTTGGCTGAAATGGTGCTTCCCGGCGAAGTAGTGCTGCCCGTGATTCATTCCCGGACTCTAACGCCTGTGCTATATCTCTTTCCAGCTTGGCCTTAGATCCAATTCTTTCGGCTTTGGGGTTTATTGAAAGCATATACTCCCATTGCTCGTCATCCGGATACTCAATAATAGACTCTCCATAAGGCCCAACCCATCCCGGCCAGCCGTCGTAGGCCGGTATGAATAAAGACCGAAGCATTGAGTCGGTATTCCGGTATTTACCGTCCCTTAGTGTTAGTACGTCGCTATCCTCGAATAACTTACGAAACTCCTTGCCTCCTTCTTCAATCTCCTCCGCCGTAGTGGGTATCCACGCAAAGCCAATCCTGCCCGTCATAGATGTCATTACCTTAATCTGGCGACCAATCCATTTAACAACGTCAACCTTTTTCCACTTACCGGACTCATCCCCAAACAGGAAGTGCAACAACCTTCCGTCAAACCCTCTTTTTGTGAGGGCTTTCATTGTAATATCGGAGTTTAGATCGTCCGTCATTACGTTTATATCCCTTGACCGCTTGCCATCCCTGAACAACACCCGCTCCGCCTGAACCTCTACATTCGGCCTGAACCACAATGGCATTTCCTTTATGGGGTCAGCCATCATTTCAAGGTAGTTCTCTTCGGATAGGTCTTTTTCCGAGCTTGATAGCCCGACCTTCCGGTTTCTACCCCTTGTCGCTTCGATATAGCCAATAGCGTGTCCAATGGCTGTGGCAAAGTTCCGGCGTCCTTTCAGGTAGCAAACACCGAAGTCGTCTGTAAACTTGAGAACATTCCATAGGTAGAGCAACACTCGTCTTTGAGCGTCCCGATACTCCAAACGACCGTCTTCCCGTGCCGATGGTACTCTCCAGTAGTTTAGGAAAAAGTAATACCACGGTGGTAGCCATGTCAAAACACCATGAATCCAACACCAATACCCATCCGTGTAGCATCGTTGTTGTTCCTGCTTAATAAATTCTTTTTGCTCCGGAGAATCCCATTTTGCCTGCTTTTCCTTGGTGCCTGGAATGGTGATTTCCCGTGGCTCTGCCATACAAGGTGGCGGAACAGTAAATTGGAATTTAGCCTTTGGATCACCATACCCATCCAGCAATTCAGTATTCTCTGGAATCTCAGGACTCTGGCAATCCATTTGCCACACCCTTTCGTTTATGGTTGATGCCATTGATCTATAATCTTAAATCTCCCATATTTTCCTCAAATGTACCTATTTCCTTGGCTGCTTTTCTTTTCCCGGCGGTGAATGCGTCCTTGGCGTCTATGTCGCTCTTAAACAATGCCAGCCCACGCTTCTCTATTTCAGAGTCCAGTGCCGGTAATTTTAACCCGTTCTCAATCTTAACCTTGTAACTCTGGTTCTCACCGGATTGCTCCTTTCCCCTGACCGATTCGCATACGTTGGATCGCAATTCTACAAGGCTCCACCATGTTTCGGCGTCAGGGTGAGCAAGGAAGTATTCGGTCTTTGCATTGGCTACCTCTGTATCCAGAAACTTACCGTGCTTCCTTTCGGCCCGAATAACACGCTCTGAAAATGATATTCCAGAAGGCATATCATCCGATACGCTATACAGGTAGGCGACGAAATCACTTGAGCCACTTTTGCTCTGCACGTTGTTTTTTGTCTTCAATTCTCTTTCGGTGAATTGCCATTATTCGTGCCCTCATTTCACGCTTTATCTGCGTTACTGCGGAAACATATTCGTCGGTAAGTTTGAGTATATCGCTAAGGACCTGTGGGTTACTGATATTTTCAACAGACTTGAATATGTTGTAAATCTGAAAATGCCTGAAATACATACAATTCCGGTACTCCTGAGCAAACCACCGCCGGTCGTAATGTGTAGAATATGGGTAAGCCCCACTTCCACGGATGGTTAGTTTCTCTCCGTATAGAAAAAAACCCTCTTCTGCCACCGGTATTGTGATAAACCTGCGCTTGTTAAGCCCTTGATCCTCCACTTCATAGCGCATCGTTTCCTTGTCAAACGAAAAGACTTTGAGCTTCTGTATGTGTCCTTTTGGCCCAAAAATAAACCAGTAGTCTCCGATCTCCACTTCTACAGGGGCCCCTTTATACCTTTCGTTAAATTCGTCGGTGATAATGTCATCGTTGTAGTCGTGGAATAAATCCTCGTTCTCGGGCTTTTGGAAAACTACCAACCCCTGGTCGTTCCGGGTTACCACAATGGCCGACCCATACCGGTCTTTTATGTATTTGTAGGGGTTCTTTATTCCACCAGAAACTCGTAGCCATTCAGAATACTCAATCTGGTATGACCCGCCTTCCGGAAGGGCAAACAGTTCTACCTCCAATAGCCGCTCCAGTTTACCCCGTGGCTTGCGGTTTTTAAGCACAGCGTCCCGCTTGGCATCCCAAAACGCCTTGACATCAAGGTCTTCGTTTGGGAAATCAACGGCTATGCCATCTCTGATTATGATTGGAAATTCCATATCAGCTATTTACAATTATTCCATCCACCAACAAGTATAAGCCAACTGCCGAAACGGCATTCTCCAAACTAACCCTTAAAACCTTCGCCGGATCAATGACTCCGGCATCAAGAAGGTTTTCTTCTTTGAATGTCTTTGCGTTGTAACCAAACCCCTCTTTGTATGCCGTTTTCGACGGTTCTACTCCAGCGTTTTTAAGTATTTGAATATACGGGTCTTTGATTGCTTCTGCCAATATTTTAATTCCCCTAGAGACGCCCGGATTAAGGGCTGCATTGTCTAGTTGTTTTAAGGCCGACTGGGCCAATAAGAATACTGTGCCACCTCCCTGACAAAAGCCTTCAGATTGTGCGGCCCGACAAGCCCTGAGTGCATCGTCAACCCGCATTAATTTCTCGTTTACCTCTCCATCCGTTTGGCCGCCTACGTGTAATTCTGCTATGGAACTTTTAAGCGAAGCAATGCGCTTCAAGTAGAACTCCTTATCGTCAACCAAAGCCATTTCAGAATTAATCTGAGCAACCCTGCTTTCAATTTCTTCTTCAGTTGAAGCGGGATTGACGAAAGTAGTAAACCGTGGATTGATTAATACCTTCCCACATCGGCCAAGGTGCTTGGTCTGAACGTAGCTGTTTTTATTCTCCGGGTTTAAGCCAACCGCTGATTCCTGAGATATGTATGTCCCCCTTAAAAGTACAGCCAAATCATTCATCAAATCCTCTCCTAGCTGGCCGATAAGTGGTGTTTTTACGGCACAAGAAGTAAATACCTTCTGGTCCTGCGATTTTCTGTTATGCGGGAGGGCGCTCACTAAAAAGTTCACAACCTCAGTGGCGTACTCTTTGGCAATAAAGAGAAAGTGGGCATCAGGGTCTTCTGATAGCACTTTACTAATTATCGGCTCAATGCTTTCAATCCGATTTATCCTTTCCTCGAAAAGAATGATATAGGGATTTATGAGTTCCGATTCAAGGCGATTTTGGATGTTTACAAAGTGTGGCGACACAAATCCTTCGGAAATCTGGGAACCGGCCGACTTGGTGAAGAATGTCTCATTGCTATTGCTTCTTACTACCTGAATTATACCATCTGCGCCTACTGCATCTGTAACATCGGATATAACTGTCCCCAGAGCCACATCATTGTTAGCGGAAATGATAGCGATTTGCTTCATTCGCTCTCCTCCGTGTAGTGGTTGGGACTTTTCGGCAATGAATTGGACTACCCTTTCGCAAGCAAGTTCAACTCCTTTTTTAAGATCATACGGATTCACGCCTTCACCCAACACCGCCTCGCACCGGGTTGCTAGTCCACGGAAAAGTACAGCGGATGAGGATGTTGCATCACCGCAAGATTGCACCGTCTTCTCACAAACGTCCTTCAATATCATGTTCCCCGCCTCCATTTGCACATCAGGATGGACGATGGACCTCGATGTTGTTACCCCATCCTTGGTTGAACTAAACACCCTCTGGTGCTTTACCCCTCCATTCTGCAATGGAACCTGAATTACTTCACAAAGGATTTGATTGCGACCCTGTGGACCAATGGTGGCCGCAATGGCGTCGGCGGCTTTGTTGATTCCTTCCAGCATTTTTTTGCGGGAGTCTGGACCGCTTAAAAGTTCGTTGGTCATACAGTTTGTTCTGCTTTAAATAGTTCATCAAACGCATCTAATGCGGTTTTTGCTTCTTTTAAGGCGCCTTCTACAAGCTCTCCTTTTCGCAAAAAGTGTGCGAAGGTCTCCGTGTAGAATTTCATACGTTCGACGTACAGATGCACATCTCTAACATCTTCTGATTTTCCCATGATTATTTTCTCTTAAACATAAATTGATCTACCTTCTCCCCCCAAACAAGGACGTTCCTTGCTTTTACCAGCCAGCCACTTTCCCACTTCGGGTCTGCGACGCCTTCCATCCCCCACCAGATTTTGGTCCCGATAGGGAAATGTTCGTTCTCTTTGTCCACAATTCCGCAGGTGGTATAAAATTCGTTGGCCCGTAGTTCGGGGGTCTTTAGGCTGTCGTAGCTGATTTTTTTGTAGGAGAAGGTTCGCATCCCCTCCCCTGTCCACAAGGGGATAGGGGTGCATGAAACATATTGCCCTTTCATCTTATCTCCGATGCAAACCACGTTCTCCGGCTCTACCAGCAAATGCCCGTCAACACGTGGCAACAGGTTAATTTTGGCGTGGTGGGCATTTAGAAAGTTGAAAATCATCGTCTTGCCTAGAGAAGATGGGTCTGGTTGGGTGAGTGGGTGGCCTACGACTATTCCTCTGTCTACCATTGAGGCCGTATCGTCTTCGACGGGTTCTGGAATGTCGAATCCTTCCTTCGATTGAAGTTTATGGTAGTTGTTGTTCATGTTTTCTACCTCGACCAGATATGTGTGAAGCGGGGTCATAGGATTAGGTGAACGTCCGGCTGGAAAAGAATGAAGTATTTTGTTTCTTCGTGGGTGAACGGGACGACCTTGTTGGGGTTAAATTTTACTCGCATTCCTGGTTCTAAGACCATTGGCTGCCCATCCTTAATACCCGGACCCACGTGGACTACATAGCCTGTGTCTGGAATTGGAAGGGTGTGTTCGGGCTTCTGAAACCCATCGTCCTGCGGCTTGTCGGGGAGAATCAAAACACGGTCCTCTATGAGGCCCTGAATTAAATGTTGGGAGACAATCGTTACAGCACCCACCTTCTTTGCCATTAGCCGCCCCTCCTCTATTGCTTTGTAGACGGCCGTTGTGCTAACCTTGCGGCCAAAAATGTTATTCGGGCTATCGGCATACTCGGAAACTGAAAATTCTCTCATGGCCGCAAATATACTTTCAAGGTTTTAACTTTCAAAGTTCAAACAACCCCCGCTCTGAAAAATCAAGGGGTGAAAGCGTATTACCCTTTCACCACATCTAACGCCTCAGCCCTTGCATCTTTCACCAATTGAACCAAAAGCTGCATCTGCCCACGAAACCGGGTGGCGGCGGCACGGTTCTTTTTGTCTTCCACTTTAATTGCATCTACCTCAGCATCAGCAATTACTTGTTTGATTTTATCAAAAGCTATCATATTGACCTTGTTTTAGTTGGCAATATTAAGGGGCGAATCGGTGTTTTGCAAATATTAGTATAAATAAAACCGAACCCCAACGGAGCCCGGCTTTATCCTTTAACCCTATTGAAACTTACTAAACCAAGGTCTCCAAATGTCGGACAATATCTTCAAGCCATCCCAATCTGATATCCAATTGGTCCTGCTCATAAAGGAATGACCCCGTAACCCCTTCACCCCTCATTAGGTCGGGTCTGTTTAATGGCGTGGGAGTTACGGGCTTTAATCTGTCTGCCACAGCGCCAAGCCGTGAAAGAAGGGCTGCCATCTGGTCTCCGTTGTCCATCATTCTTTTCTCAAGAATCTGGAAGTCCGTCGGTTGTGGTACTGCTTGTCCTGCTGTATTGTTACTCATCTCTCTCTCATTCAGATTGGCCCCTGTCTCCGGGAATGGTGGTGGGTGATAATAGCTTTGGCGACCGTATATCAACCTCGATTTCTTTATTTCGGAACAAATCGGTTTCATTGGTTCTATACATCGGCATACCCTCTATCTTGGCCATGTTCATTGCCAGATTTGCCAGCTTCATCGGCTGCTGACCATTTGTTGCCATCAGGTAGTCCCATATTCCATTGCGAAGTACCTCATACCGGTCCAAAACCAGCATTTTGTCCATTTTGGTCTTAGCATTGACGCTTGCTGAGTTTTCTATGCAATACTCTTTAAGTCTTTGATTGATAGTGTCCTGACCAATATCCAGAAGCATATTCCGCATCTTATGAAAATCCGCATACACCCATTTGTCGGCCGGTCGTTCCGATGCAAACTTTTCAAAGTGAATTAATTCCGCATCCTTACAGCGGGTAACATACTTGAAAATCTCTTTCAGCCGGGTAATGGCTAGAATTTGGTCATGGTTGAGTAGGTCGCCATCTTCAACCTTTTTGGTCAGGCTTACAAGTTCGTCCCGGATTTCGTTTCCTTTCGGGGACCGACTGACCATGCACAACTTTTTAGCAAAGTCGATGTGCAGATAGTATTCCTGTCGGAATCGGCCATGCCTGATTTCACTCGTCCCAAAGGAAGAGTAAGATTTCTCATCCGAGTACGGATTCTCTATTACCTCCTTTCTAATAAATCTTGAGTAATTCCCTTTTTTTAATCCCAGATAATCATAGAGTTCGGTTGCTTTTACCGACTGACCTATTTCCGTTTCATACGTCTGAATCATGCAACAAAGATAACATACTTTTGTTCTTATGCCAAATATTTAGGGGGTTTCAATCCCTAGCATTGTTTTGGATGCACTTATAGCCATTTCCAGAACTTTTGGACAATCTGCCTTTAACAATGGCATTATACGGCTCCAGTCGGTCGTTTCTACATTCTTACCCGTCAGTTCCCTGGCCCTCACAAACTGGGATTCAAATTCAGTGCCCCAGATCGAACGAGGGTACTGGCATGAGAACAACCAGATGTTCCAGCGGTAAACGTCTAATTTTTTTTGAGGATCAATTTCCATTGTTGTCATTTTGGTAGGGGATAAATTTGTCCTTTTCCGGCTTGCAGGCATTTTGCATCAAAGCCCATTTTAATTAATTCATCAATGCGATATTTCTGGAGTTCAGCCAATCGGTCATTCGCCTCCTTGCACTCAATCCAGACCACATGAGCATCTTTTAGGCACATCAAATCGGGCCATCCGTTGGTAGTCAGCCTCATTATTTTGAGTACGGTGTAGCCCTTGGCTTCGTACTCTTTTTTGGTTTTGTTCTGGAATTGTGATGCCATAGCTATGCGTACACCAACGAGGTTTTATTTGGATTCCTACCAACCAAATACGAATGAAGGGTTATGTATTTTATGTCGTTATAAAAAGCAGCCTCTCGTCCCGATACATAAAAAACACCTGTTTTTAAATCTAATACAGCCTTAGAGCTAGGATGATCGGCCCCCTTTGGCCCACACCATCGGTTTCTGGCTTTTTGAATTTTATCTATTGTTTCTTTCGATAGCTTTTTCCCAAATCTAGGATTCTTATCTCCTGCTCTTTGGGCACTTAATTTAGCCCTTGTCTCTAATGATGCTTTCTTTCCGTAGTTATGATTTAGAACTCCAATCTGCCGTTCACTTAGCTTTCTTCTTGTTTCTGCCGAAGGACTTTTTCCAAAACTCCAATGATCTTTACCCGAGGGCCTTTTGGCGTTTTTTAAAATTTCAATTGACTTCGCCCTGTGCTCTGGCGTTAATTTCTTGCCCGAGTGGGCGATACTGAGCCTCTGCCTACTTTCAATCCCCATTACCCCACTTTTGTCGGTGGTTTTGGTTAAGAAGCAATTCAGACCATACGAAACACAGTTAGATAAGTCCTGATGCTTTCTCTCAAGCCTATTAAGGTCGGACAGATCACATTCTTCAAGTATTTCAAATCGGTGGGTTTCGACGCCATACTTCAAAAAGGAATTATACAGTTTTCGCTGTTCGTCAACATTTTGAAGTCTTTGATATTGACCAAAACGTTTTTCAATGTTTGTGCTTTGCCCTATGTATATCCGTCCGCTTGGGCTTGTAATTTTATAAACTCCAATCATGTTTGAAACAAGAAATCCTCCGGTTTCGCAGGTAGTGGCCGCTACTCCCGAAGGACTAAAATATTTTAAGCATGGTGTCAATCCCACTACGAATAACACGAAAGCAAATATACTAATTGTTCTCATTTTTGTCAAGCCATCGCTCAAAATGTCGTATTGTAAAATCCTTCTTTTTTATAACTGTTTGGTAGATAGTAGATTCTATTCCCCGAGCCGCAAAAATCCAATACACGTCATTGGTCAATCGGTCCATGGTGGTCATTCGGTCCCGTGACTGCCAATAGCTTAATGCACTATAATCGGGAGTGAAATAAACAAGGTGCTTTGCGTTTTTTAGGGATATTGCCTCTCTGCCGGACACAATCTGAACGCCAAAATTCTTATCGGTCGTGTTGAACTCATCCAGCTTATCGGTAATGGTATCTCCGAACACCTCTTTCAGCATTTTCCACTCTTCCTTGAACTTGAAAAATATACCAATCTTCTGGCCAGCAAACCGTTCTTTTATGAAAACGGCCTTCGTATTGTCGAGTGTTTTGGCGTTTCCTGATTCGAATTTCACGGTCCCCGAAAACATTTGAGTCAACTTGGAAAGCAGTTTGGCCGCCGTGTCCGCCAGTATCACCTCTTCTTTTCCTTGGATTACCCTGTCTTTTCTAAGTTTTTTGGTCAGGGAGTAGGTTACTGGACTCATTTCAACCTCTAAAATATGTTCTTCAACTGAACTAGTAAATCCTGCTTGTTGCTGAGTGTATCGCACAAAGTATTGATCCAGAATCTTTTCCAGATTTTCATTCGCCTTTTTCATTCGGTCGATGTCTTGGTTCTGTTTTTGAACCAACGCCTCTATCTTGCTATCATAATCCTCTCGTGGTGATCCGTCCGGGTTGATCTTTGCAATTGACCGCTTCTCAATCCCGTAATACTTAAAAATAGCTTCGGGAGTGTTGGAGTAGTCGCCAACCGGCCCATAGCCATTATCAAATTCAACCTTCACAAACCCCATTGAGGAAAACCAATGAAAAAAGGTATTGTGAGTGAATGGGGATCGGGCTGATACCCAGAATTGGTGAAACAGTTGTGTAAGGCACTCTGGGCTTGGAGTACCGGACAAAAATATCATCGGCAAATGCTTGAATCTTTTCCGAATATCCTCGGTTATTTTATTTGGCTTGGTCGTGCCTGAGTTTCGGTGGTGCTCGTCGCTGATAATCAGGTCAAAATCGTTGTCTTTGACCGTGTGCAGTGATTCGTTGTTGATAATTACTATCTCGAATGGGTATCCACCGTCGATATAGTCTTGTTCAATGCTTCCTATTTGCTTTTTCGTGGTCAACACCTTTCTTTTGGTCAGAAACAACACCTTTTGGGCTCCGAATAATCTGGCGCACTCAAACGCTGTGTGAGTTTTTCCGGTTCGTACTTCCATTACAAGATAGACTATTCCAAGTCTCGTAAGAATAGAGTTGGCTTGTTGGGCCAGTGTTTCTTGGTATGGACGGAGTTGGAATGTCATAACGCAAAGATTTCAACCTGCAACAACATAAAGAGGGGTGCCTGCAAAAATCCCTTCCCATCATTGGATACAATTATGGCAATCTTTGGCATTCGGTCCCTCGATTCAGGAATATCCCAAAGTGTTTGGTATAAATTACCAATACCACATTCCATGCGTCTTTCAGGCTTCCATTTGGCAAGATTTTTCTCAATCTTTTCTCTGTTCCCGTACATGATTCTTATTCGCTTTTCCATATAAATTTGAAAGTAATTCATCGTTAAAACGGCACCTCGTCTGCGTCGTCGCATTGTGCATTTGCGGGCGGCACATATCCTTCTTTGTGGTGAAATTCCCACCAGCGAGCACCCGTATTGCCATCCACAAATCTAAGGTTGGCGTATTCTGCATATTGAAGTAGTCTTGTTTTCATAGAGCCCCATTTCATCCATTTCTCGTCTGGATTAACAGCTAAAAATGAGGCCAATAACTCCTTCCTTTCAAATCGTTTGCCAACCATTGAAATTGGGCCTCCATCCATTTCGCACCATTCTACAAACTCAAGTCCCGCATTACCAATAAAATTCCTTCGTTTCAGGGTTTTATACACATCTTCAACCAGCCCGTTTTTTAGAAAGAATTGCAGGCATTTCATCATAAATACATGAAATCTCCCCCATTCTTTTTCATTCCAATCGGTAAACAGATTGTGCCCAAAATGATCTGCAACCGTAAATCCCTTATGAAAGTGCCCGCTAAACTCCAAATCATATCTCCTTCGAGCATAAGCTCCCCCAACTCCCTTAACCGTATGATTGGTTGATATTATGAACTTTGGGCTTCGTTCCGGCGGAATACTGATCTCGTCTTTGTTTTTTCTTTCAACCTGAAACCCATCGGTAATAACATTGAATAAAGCATCAAAATTCATTTTCTTGTCTGCATCTGCAATTTCAACTATCTGAGTAGTTTCTGAAACCCTTTGGTATGCAAACGGGTTTTGTGGATCAAATTTCTTTCCGCTGATTTGAACAAGTCTTCGGACATACGAAAGCGCCTTGCAATAAATCCCCTTTCCGGCACCTCCTTTTGATTCACCATCAGCGTTTTCGTCGTTGAGTATTACACATTTGGGATTGGATGGATCTTTATATTCATGAATCATGTACCCTATTCCACTCATAAACGCATCCTTTTTCAGGTCGTTTCCGGCCGCCAATTCTATAAATTGTTCGTATTCCCCTTTTTTCCCGTCGTCAGATACGTAATCCCGTTCATTTACATATTTCCTCCAAACATAGCCTCCCAGATTAGCGTATGGAATTGCCTCGATTTTTTCCTTAGTAACCTTGACTACGCAATTCTTGTAATAAATGAATGCCTCCTCTTTTGTATCTCTCTGAATATCAAATGTTTTAACGTCTATTCCATTAAGAAATTCATCCTTATACAGCCCTGTATTTTTCAAAAAATAGTCCTGAACTTCTTCGGAGTAATTTTTACTATGATCCCGAATAAAATCTTTAATTTTTTCACTGATTATGGTATCAACCAGCTTTCCTTCGATTTTGCAGAATTCTGACCGCCTTGCTCCTTCCGGATAATGCTTTACGAAATTATTTTCTTGCAGGAATGTGGCCATACGAACTGGCATTACATCTAAAACATCCTGTTTATTTTTCTTCCAGAACACTTTAACCCTATCCTTAACAATCTCAGGATGCAACCCCTCGACGATATAGTCGGCAATATCAGTGCTGTCTGTGCGGTCTGGGAATAAGTCAACCGTTTCCGCCTTAGCGCCTATCGCAAGCAAAATATCAAGGGCCTTCGGCGTTTTCCGAATTGGGTCGGCATCTAGCACGACTAAACACTGCCGTCCATCGGCCAGACCATTTCTAAGGTAGTCCAACTTTTTTGCTCCAAAAACACCTCCGGTTGCCAGCCAATCATACTCGGGGTAAAAAAATGAAGCAATTACGGCGGTCTTTTCACTCTCAACTATACAAACCGACCTATCTCCGTTTAGTAAATGTTCGCCAAACAGGCACATTTTGTAAACCTCTCCTTTGGCGGTACTAGTCAGGGAGTATGGCTTAACATCCTTATTCCGCTTGCCGTTGGGCTGGTATGCGATGAACTTAATATTGACTGGTGTTTGGTCGTCTTTGGTATAAATAAACGCTGTGAGGCCCTTATCTGAGCCTCCTACCATCCATTTTGCCAAATGGTCTTCTGTAATCCCCAGTATGAGACAAAATTTATGAAATTCTGTATCTAATCTACTTGTAACCTGATTGATTAGCTCATCCGATGGATATAATACTATTTCTTCCGGCTCTTTCGCTTTCCGTTTTGGCAGAGCGGGGATATTGGAGTATTCGGCCGCAAGAGCAATAGCTTCTTCAAAAGCAACCCCCTTGACCTTCATTATGAAATCAAAGATGTTTACCCCAGATCCCTCGCTGAAATCCTTGTAAGTCCAATGTTCGTTGCCATTTAGTTTTACAACATGAGCTGACGGGTTTTTTTCATCCTTTAGTACAGATTTGAACATCTTCCCCGGCTTATCCGGCATAGAAGGAATAAGGTGGCGAAAAATGTCCCACCCGCCATTTGTGGCGTTTAGTATTTCCTCCTTTTGGGTCATTCGGAAATATTTAAAAAGGCCAACAATTTTTGTTCTTTTTCGTCTGCCAATTTTCTTTCACCTCTCAGGTAAAGCATTATTGTTGTATCGGAAACTTCAACCTCAGTAGCAAGTCGTGCCTGCTTAATTCCCATTTTATTAACGAAGTCCCTAATAGCCATCCACGGCAGTTTTTCGATTTGTGAATCCATGTGGCAAACGTAACGGTTAGAATTGTATCTGCAAATTATTTTGTAAATATTTTTCAATTTGGGCGTCGCAACACTTTTTTACCCCCACAACAACACCCGCAACACCGTTTTGCAACACATTACCTATATTGAATATCAGACAGTTATAAAAGAGGTGTTGCGGCAACAACACTTCAACTTGTTGAGCATCAGAACTCGCAACACATTTAGCTATTTTTTTGATATGTTACTTCCATGTGCGTGTGCGTATATGCACAAGCGTGTGTATGTACGTGTGCGTACACGTAGCTGACTTGCATATTTATATGCTAAATGTGTTGTTAGCCTGATAATCAAATAGTTAAGGTGTTGCAATATTGAAATATGGTGTTGTATGCAGTAAAAAAAGTGTTGTAAGACCCTTTAAAAGTGTTGTAAGGTTTAAAATAAGTGTTGTTGGTTTGATAGTCAGTTGGTTACATATCCCACCAGCTTTTCCCCAACCCTTCCGAACATTAGACCCCCGTACCCCCTTTCCTATTCCCATTGTTTCCCATTCTTTACCCGGTGGGTCCGTTTTTTATTTTTTGTTTAGAGGTTTACTGCGATAAGTCAAGGTTAAAAAGTTGTTTAGAAGTGG